GTCGCATACCGCAGGGGCGAAACGGTAGATGATACAGCCTATTAGTCGCTATCAGGTCACATGGCCCAAGGAGACCCACTGGCGCAGGGCAACTTGTGCAGAGGTGGACTGTCCTCGCTATCTGCTGGGATGGACGACAACCGTTGAGGCCGAAAGCCCTCAATACGATTTTGTTAGGGCCGACAGGGAACGCCATTATAGGGCAGAGGTCACGGGCGAGGGGTTAATCACCCTGCACTACCCAGCAGGGCAGAGGTGTTTCGGGAGCGACCACTGGAAGAAGCTGGATCGTGGGCCGTGGTTGACCAGAGACTTGCCAAGGTTAGAGGCAGGGCGAGTAGAGCATAACGCAATGGAGCCAGATAGATGGGTAGACGAATTTAACGAAGCCGCAGAAGGCAGGAAAATAAGGAGGTAAGAAATGGCGAAAGAGGCACCGACGCTGGCAGTGGCAATTGACGATAGCGGAACCTCGGCCCGTACCATCAGCAATGATGTCACAGGGGTAAGCTGGTCAATCCCACGGGCAGTACAGGATGTCACAGGCGTTGACAAGGCGGCGATAGAACGGCTGTTGTTGCTGGCAGATTTGAGCGCAACCTATGATGGCGTATTCAACGATGCGACCAATATGTCGCATGACGTTTTTAAGACGGTAGGCAGTGCCTCGGTAGCGAGGACTGTGACGCTGACGATGTCGGGGCAGATTCTAGCCAGCGAGCAGTTCCTGACCGACTATGCAGTCACCAGAGCATCCAGCGGCGAACTGACATGGAGTGTCCCTGGTGTACTGCAAAACGGCACAGCACCCACTTGGACAACATAATATAAGGGGGAGGGGATCATGGTAGCCACGCAGAAAGCAGCGAAAGGTTTCCGAATTCCCAAGCGCACAGCACGACTCCAGTTTGAGGACGATTATGACGGGGCCGAGGTGGTTGTGCGTTTGGATGTACCAGTGGGGACGTTCTTGTCCATTCAGGACTTGATAGCATCGGAGAGACAGTTAGAGGTCTTTCACCTGTTTGGTGAGAGCATCCTGGTCGAATGGAACCTACAGGATGATGATGGAAAGCCATACCCATGCACGGGTAATGGAATGAATCAGATACCCATAGACCTAGCCAATATCATCCTTCAGCAATGGGTGGAGGTGACGACGCAGCCGTCAGACCCTTTAGGATAGAGATAGAACGCTGGCAGCACGTTGGCGGTGGTACTGATAGGGATGGCAATATCATCGGTCAACCGTGGCCTCTTATGCGAGCCAAGTTGATTGATGGACTATGCCAACGATATGGATGTCTGCCATCCCAGTTAATGGAGGAAGACACCGATTTGTTGTTTGGGATCATGAATATACTCAGCCTAGTGGGAGATGATGCTGTGCCAAATAAGGCGCAGGGCATGGAAGAACAACTGGCGAACCTGTCTAGAGTTGGATAACTATGGCAAATGAAATAGTAGTTAAGGTTAACGCAGATATCACAAGGGCTAAAGCTGCCTTCAAGGATATCAAGGCTCGCATGGAGGGGTTCAGCAAGGGTGCTAGGACTGCTGGCATTGCCTTGTCTGCTATGGGTGCTGCTGGGGCATTGGCTATCAAGTCCTTTGTTAGTGCTGCGATGGAGCAGGAGAGGGCTATCAAGACCCTAGCTAGCAGCGTGGAGTCAACAGGTGTTAACTTTGATACCGTGAAGTCCAAGATTATGGACACAACGGCTGCGCTACAGGACAAAACTAATTTCGGTGATGAAGCCCAAATTCGTGTCCTGACCATCCTGACTACCATCCTTGGAGATGTTGACCAAGCGATGGCAGCATTGCCAGCCGTCATGGATGCCTCTGCTGCATCAGGGTTGAAAATGGAGTCCGTTGCTAAAACAATGGGCAAGGCTCTGGGTGGGCAAGTTCATCAAGCGGAGAGCGTGGGTCTTGTTTTTGATAAGACAGCTGGCTTTGGTGAAAGGCTGGCGTTGGTGTTGGGGAAGGTGGGGGGAGCTGCTGAAGCTGATGTAGACCCGTTCAGGCAGCTTGGTAACGACTTGGGCGACCTCAAGGAAACTATCGGAGCAGCCCTGATACCTATTCTCTTGCCGTTAGTTGATGGGTTGCGTGGCATATTCAAACGCCTACAGGAGATGAACCCAGCGATAGTTCAGGCAGGGGCTGTAGCACTTGCGTTAGGCACAGCCATCGGCCTGATTGGTGGGCCAATCCTGTTGATAATCTCTATGATTCCAGCCCTTGTAGCAGGGATAGGAATGGTTACTGCTGCATGGATGACACTTGCAGGGGCAACAGGTATAGGTGCTGTGATTATCATCCTCGGCCTTCTGACCGTTGCTTTCATCACCAAGTTTGATTTAATCAAGGAGATTGTCGGCAATGCGTTGAACTGGATTATTGAAAAGATTGTAGAGTGGGGCAGAAAGATAGCAGGGCCAATTGATATTATCATTGAGACACTCAACGAGATAAGTGCCTTTACCATTCCGACGCTATCACAGGCTCTGGATAAGTTGGACACAGTTACGATAGATTGGGGCCGTAAGACCCAAGACGCTGCTGAGCAAAGTCGGGGACACATGGAACAGGTGGCTACCAGTGTTGCAAATGTAGGCGATGAGATTGATAGGGTTGCCCATAAAACGGATACGGTACTTGCTCCAGCGATGGAGCGACTCAGCGACTCAATGGACGACCCCTTCTTGGAATATGGGCAACTATTGCAGGATTTGGGGCGTGAGATGGACAAGAACATACTAGATTTAGCCCATACATTGAAAAAAGAACACGGTGGGACATTGGAAGAGGCTTTAGATGACCTCTCAAGGGCGCAGATGCAACACCTGAAACAACGACGCTCGGAGTTCACTAGTGAACTCCTAGGGCACGGTGGCATAGATGCACCCACCTTTACAGGAGGTGGAGCAGGGGTTAGAACAGGAGGTGGGGCGAAGGCTGGGGCGATGACCGTAGAACAAATTATGAGAGATGAGCGAGCCGCAGCGACATTAAATGCCTTCATGGCGTCAGGGGGAGACCCCAAGTTTTGGACGTCCCAAGTGTTTCTTGGCATCAACGGGAAGCACATTGATACCTCGCTCGAATTTCACGAGGATGATATGGGTGATGGAGGTATGATTCTCTAATGGCGTGGACACTTCAATTGCTTAATGACGATACAACGCTGAACTTGAATGATGGCTCGGCTTACTCTGCCCGTCAGGGGTTTCTAGCTCCTCCCCCTCCTACAAGAACGGCTCGTGGAGGAGCCAGCCTATTGCGACATGGCTCAGACATTACGGAGAGGGTATACGCCAACCGACTTGTTGGGGTTGTTCTACGCATCCACGGCACGAGTCAAGATAATCTGATAAGCAACATCAACGCTATCAACAGCCTGCTAGAGCGAGGGGTAGAATACACCACGACGGGTCTTGGTTCTCAGCTTATTCTCAGGCGTAAATGGGAGGGAGCGACTAACCAAGTCGATTTTCACGTGCTTTCTGGGACTTTGTCGTTGGGGGACGAGTTCGGCCCCGTACATAGCCAGAACACGACTTTTGCCAGTGCCACCCTCCAGCTAACGTGTAAGCCGTTTGCGTATGGTGCGGAGGAGACGATTGAAAACTATGTCCTAGACCCAGGGTTTGAGGTGGCAGGGACAGCCCTCGCAGATTGGACAGAACGCAAGACCGCCACGGGAACCACGGCAAGAGACACATCCGTGAAGAAGGACGGTAATGCCAGCCTCAAATTGGTGATGACAGATTCTGGGGGGAGCGGTCAGGTAATAGAGCGGTTCCAAACTCTCGGTGATGTAGATGCAACCGAGGTTTGGTCATTCCAATGCTGGGTTCGGGTGGACGAACTTACCAACTGCAAGGTGGTCATGGAACTGGACTACGACTCAGGCACAGATACAGAACACTCCACGACAACGGTCAATGCCTCTAGCTTTGTGAAACTCACTGCTAATAATCAAACCGCACCAGGGGGCGCAGGGGATGTCGACCTTAGAATACGCCTTGAGGCTACTGCGGCAGATGCCACAGGAGTAGTCTACATTGACAACGTGATAGCAGTCCTAGCCTCGGCTGTCCCTGTGGCATGGGCTAGCAGTCGGAGCATTGCTAACCATTATGACGATGCTGCACAGGCTCACACCAACTACATAGATATACACGACGTACCAGGAGACATACCAGCAATGCTACAGGTGAGGATTGCGGAGGCTCAGTCCCACGACGAGTTCTGGGCAGGGGCAAGGCATGGCTCCAGACAGTATGACGACCTGTGGTTTGAGGGAGCCGATGGAACAGCTAACGTGATTGAAACAATGTCTAATCTAGATGAAAATGAAGCGACAGACGTAGTTAATTCGGCTTATAGTGGTGGCACGGCTCGTCACTCTGAATTAGAGATTAGTGGGTCGGTAGCCGACATGAATACTGTCGAAACGTGGTTCAGGCATGATTTTACAATGGCTGCTCCTGTACCCCGTGGACAGTTTAGGGTTCTAGTGGGTGCATGGGCGAGCAATGGAACTGCCGATAGCTCAACTCGTACTCTCAATGCGGACGACTTCCTCTTTGGGGTAGGGTTCACCTATGGGGGGTTCTCGCTGATAGGCAATAACGACCCTGTTACAACTAGCTTTGTCGGCCTGCCCACGCAAAGCCTTGGGGCCAGTACGACGGCGACTAGGAATATTCTAGACCTTGGAACCGTGACCATCCCCCCGATATCGACTCCTGATAACCAGACAGAGGCCAGCTTTGTTCTGCATATCTTTGAGACATTTGATAATGTGTCCATGACATCTAGCAATGACGGTCAGGAGTGGAAGTGGTGGTTGGACTTTGTGTTCCTAATGCCCGTGGATTTCGGGGCTAATTACGTCTCCAAGACTAGCGCAGCAGATGTTATCCTACTCGATTCCATGAGCGACACCAAAGGATTATACCTACTGGATGCCTCTAATGTGGTGCAGAGTTTCCCGTCTAACCAGCTTGGGCGTAGCCCAGAGGCGCACCCTGCAGGGACTCGTGTGTACGTTCTAGCCCACGTGACATCATCGGATTATGCCATAGGAGATACATACACTGTATCAGTGACCTATCGCCCACGGTTCCTCCATGTGATGGGAGCGTAAGATGCCACTCAAGCCCAGACTACAGATACGGCTATATGACAATAACCTCACCACGCCCACGCTGATTGAAGAACTGACCGACAGGGTGGGTTCGCTCATATTTGGCACAGCCCTCAATGGCGGTTTTAAGGTCTGCACGTTTACGCTAGCCACTACAATCGGACAGGCTTGGCTCTGGCTTAGCAAAGAAGGCAAGCGAGGATACCACTTCAATCGCATTACAATCCACGAAGACCTGACCCTGATATGGGAAGGGCGCATCATGCAGGTTGAGCTACTGGTGCAGTCGGGAGAGCGGAGTATGAGGGTCACGGCTATGGGTTATTGGAGTGCGTGTCGTGACCAGCTATATAGTGACGATACTGGAGGGCATACGGATTGGACGGGTGGTAGTGGTCACGAGATAGATGACATTATCAAGGAGATGTTAACGCGAGAATGTCCCGATATAAACACCGACCAGAGCAACATTGCCGCAGGGAGCCGAGACCTAGCTGGAATCAACCTATCCGATAATGCGTATCCTCAGACTCGCATTAACGAGTTGACGCAGCTTTCGGATAGTGACGGGGCCATCTGGTTTTTTGCGATTTGGGATGACCGCAAACCCTATCTGTTCAAACGAGATGCCAGCACTATTGATTGGTATGTCTGGTTGAAGGACTTGGGCAACCTGAGCCTACAGCAGTCAGCCCTAGAGGTGCGTAATGCCGTCATCCCTTATATTGGAAATTCGGCAGGGACTGTCCAGACAGATGCCACGAGCCTTCTGCTATACCCACGCCGTGAAGTGAAGTTCACGGTGCCAACAGGGACGAACTCCAATACTCAGGCAGATGCCGCAGCAAGCCATGCCCGTGAAGAGGCTTTACCCAGGCAGACACAGGCATTTAACATCACGGGGCGCATCTATCGCACCACAGGGGCAACGGGAGGCAGGCTAGAGGAAGCAGAGAAGTGGAGAGTACGGGCAGGAGATGTTGTTCGTATACAAGACCTAGTACCAACCACGGCTGCAAGCCCATCGCTAGATGATGTCCGCACATTTTTTGTTATGGAAACCGACTACAACGCTGATAATGACACCTTAAGCCTCCAGCCTGACCGTAGGAAACGTAGTCTGAGTGCCGTGGTGGCAAAGCTAAGAGCGAAGGAGATGCTATAATGTTGCAGATGCTGATGAAGTTTTTGCCAGCGGATAAACGGGCCATGATAGAACTGGCGATGAGGATGGTTGCCAAGTTGGACACAGCCGCAGAGCGCAAGGCTGTTGCCGAGTGGGGAATACGAGCGTTCAAGGATGGCAAGATTAGTGTGCCAGAATGGGGCGAACTCGGTGGTAAGTTAGGTATCCTAACAGGGCCAAAGAAGAATGGTGGCAATGATAGGTAAACTCAGACCGCAGATCATGGCGAGCATTGTTGCAGGCACTGTTGTGGCCTGTGTGGCCCTGTACATTGGATACTGGATGGGTGCTGTGGAGATAGTGACCGCCGTGGTGGGGTCTGTATTTGGATTCCTAGCGGGAGTTAGTTTCAAGATACTGGAGAGCGAGTAGATGTGGATAGCTGAAATATTTCTTAGGTTGTTACTGGCCCTGGAGTTTGGGTGGTGGGCTTTCCTCCGCTCACCTCTAGCAGCCTATCGCAAGGCACAATACTGGCGAGACTGGATAATGGCAAAGGTTGACTATGTTCAGTCGGAGTCGGCTAAGTGGAGGGCAGCGTTCACCATGGCTAAGATGCCATATACCATCTTGCGTTCATTTGGCCTGTCTCCTCAACTCGCTGCTAGTCTACTCATAGGTGGCTCTGTAGTCGGGACGGGCGTGGTAGCAGCAGAGGTCTTAGAGGGCAGCAGCTTTGCTCGTGGCGACCCAGGCATCTATACAGCACCTCTAGACACACCCGTCTTTGCGGCTCAAGAATACAATACCCTGCGTTTGGATTTAGGTGCAACTAGCGTTGGGTTGGTGGAGATTGATTCTATATCACTTGGCACGGCGTACACAGGTTCGGCCCTCCCAAGCGGAGAAAGCAATGTAATCATCATAGGAGGACTGCCAACCGTGGTAGACCCAGCGTTCACGGAAACCTACCTGGAAGTGGGTACGATGTACGTGGACAGGTGGAGATGCGAGACGTTAGCCATCACTAACTCAGAGATACACAACCTGATAATCAGCGGCAATGCCAGCGACGGCCAATCAATTGCAGCCGTGGCAGGAGTCCCACGCAACAGAGGCATTAATGGAGGCAATCGAGCCGACGATATGCTGACCAGCGGCGGGTATTATGACCAGTTGAAAATTACCAGCGCATCTAGCGGAGTTAATGGACAAATTGACGTTCTGCGATTAACCAACATATATTCCAAGGGCGGTGGTTGCGTAATTGATAGGGTTAAGGCTGGCACGATGGAAATAACCTTGAATGAGACGGGCGGGGATTCGGACTTGGCAACGAAGGCCTTTACTGTAGCGACATCTGTAATCTACAAGAGTTTCACTAACACAGACAACGTCGAGGTATCTATGGCAGTCCCAGCCATCCAGTGATAACCATGTGGCCTTTCCAGAAAAGACGGAAATGGAAGCCCCCGAACAGCCCCTTGACCGCAGGGGCGTTCAATTCCAATGGTGCATGGGAG